TTACAGGAAAACAAAAAAGAGAAATACAGGAAAAATTAAAAGCTCAAGTCGGATTAGGAAAAACAGAAATTTTAAATACAATATTCAACAACTCCACAAATATTATATCAGTACAAACTGATTTAAATTATGTGTTTAGAAAATTAGATGTTATATCTGATCAGTTAGATGGAAGTTTAACTCAAACCAATGAACCACTTATGTATGATTTAAGTGGAGACACATTCTTTAATGTTGATGAAAACAGTGGATCAGTATTTGATATTCTAACTTTCAAAGTTAAAAACATTATAAAAGCATTCAACGACTTAGTTGTTGCAAGAGGTTTCGATGGGGACAACTTCAAAAAGATTAACTCAACTATAGATAATGGTTCTGGATGTCAAGTTGTTTTTAATCAAAACGAATCTTTTTTAGAAAATTGCCCAACTAACCGATATTATTCATTAATGTGTCCATTCTTTTTAAAAGAAGACAAATTCACAACTATGGTAAACGAACTTACAAATGGTCCGGAAGTTAAAGGGGATGCTAATAACTTGGCAAACACAATAACAGTTCAGTGTGAAGAATTGAAAAAAGAATTCAAAGCTTTTCAAACCTATTTGACAAACGAATTGAAAAAATTCGAGGATGATCCTCTTTATAAAGAGGCAACAACTTGGAAAGTTCCTGATAATACAGTAAAAACATGCTCCTATGTAACACCAGCTGTTGGTGACCTGAACTCAAAAAGTAAAAAAATAAAAGATTTGTATTCAAATATTAACCTGAATGATAAGAAAAATACATTCAACGGAAAAGTAACATTTAATTAATTATGCCATACTCATATTGGAATAGATATAGTGATTTTTTAATAAACGGAGAACAAACACCGGTTCCGTTTGCACCCCTACCATCTAAGTCATCAGACAAAAATTATATTTACAAGGTAGGTCAATCAAGATTAGATAAAATATCTCAACAGTTTTATGGAACACCATACTTTGGTTGGTTGATCCAAATGGCAAATCCACAATTTTCGGGTAGTGAATGGGCAATTCCTGATGGTGCAGTATTGACAATTCCATTTCCATTGGTAGCTTCTTTACAAGACTATAAAAACTCATACGAAAATTACTTCTTTTATTATGGTAGGTGATCAAGAAAATATATTAGTAGAACTTGACTACGACAACATAAGTTTAATTGACCCTAACAAAGTTATAGATGAACAGGGGAACATATCAGACAGACTTGTAAAACAAGAGAACCTTGTTTACTATGCAAATCTCGAATGCAATGTTCTACCGAGAACAAAACTAGCGGTTGGTACCGCATTAAATGATTCTGTCAGAACAGTATCTGTTGGTAAAATAAACTTCCTGAACCCAGGAAACAATACATTCTTAGGCACAGGTTGGGCTGATGAACTTACAGGTAAAGACACTCTTACAGGTCAAGGTGTAAATCAACCAAGTCAAAAACAACCAACTAATCCTAACAAATCTGATGACTATTACATTACACAGAACCTATGGTCGAATGGAACACCAGGGGCTGTAGATAATGGATTATTAGGAATGAAGTCAATCAATGTATCAATTGACACAAACTTTTTACCGGTAATTGATGTTGATTTAGAAGATGTTAAAGGTAGAGCACTTTTCGAAGGTGGAAACAATTCTCCATATGCAGCATTTTTTCAATTACCGTACCCACAGTTTACTTTAACACTTAAAGGATATTATGGAAAAGCAATCAAATTTCCAATAATGTTACAATCTTTCACATCCACATTTGATCCAAGTACACATAACTTTCAAATTAAGTTAAAATTTTATGCATACAAATATACATTACTTTCTTATGTGAATTTTGGGGCTCTTATGGCAGTTCCACAAATGTATAAAAGTAGTATAACAACAACCCCTATACTTAAGGAACAAGGTAATACGGTATCAGGATCTGGTTCGGTTACGGCACCACAAACAGTGAGTAGAGGTTATCAGAAAATGAAAGAAGTTTATTCTATTTATAAATCCAAAGGTTTAATTCCTGACAACTTCCCTGAAATAACTTTGTTACAGTTAAAATATAGATTACAAAATTTTATCAAAGAAGTTTTAGATCAGTTTGAGAAAGAAAATATGGGTCTTCTGACTGATATGACTTTGTATACAAACAATCTATTAACATACCAACAAAAAGTTTTTTTATTTTCAAGCGGATCTTGGTTTACCACCTATATGGATAGAGACTATCCAATTGTTTTGAAAAAAAAATTTCAGAATGCCTATGTCTTCAAAACAGTTTATGAAGACCCAAACAAACGAGTTGACGCAATTTCAAAGTTAGTTGCGGACATAAATCAATACAATGATGTTTTACAACAAAATTCAGTGTTTGGTATTAAAGGAAGTTTTACGGTTGGGGGTGTAACAACACAATCAAACATACCTGTCAATATAGATTTTGAAAACACATTTCAAAGACAAATCGATATTTCCATGATTGATTTGGTTGCAACATATGTCGCACAAAAAAATGCACCAAAAGGAGATTATTCAGAGTCAGATTCTGTAATTATAAACTACAAAAAAACTTTGGAAGGTACATTAGCAGCAAACGATAACAAGGTTTATGTATTCGAAGGACCTGGTTCATTCATGGAAACGACAGATCAAATAGCTAAAACTGCATCTGAAAAAAGAAAAACTGTTGAGTCCGCTATAAGTGCCAGTTTGGCAACAAAATTCAACTCTCAAGGAAACGGAGGTTTAGGATTTGTTCCAAACATAAGAAACATCTTAGCAATCTTTTATTGTCAAGGTGAAGCGTTTCTTAGATTACTCGATGAGGTACATAAAAAAGCTTGGGATCAAAGAGAGAATAAATACAGAAGAGCGGCAATATTTGGTAATGTAACATCGGCACCAAGTGTTGATGTTAAAACTTCTACCCAAAATAACGAACCAATTTATCCATGGCCACAGGTTATTAAAGAAACTATTGGTGAGGATAATAAAGAAAAATTTGAAATCGTTTATCCTGGTGATCAAACAGTTGCAACGACATATAGGGCTTACAGTCCTGAAGTTTGGCCTGAAGTTGAATTTGTTGAACAATTCATCAAAGGTTATACAGAAAGAATTAATACTGATTTATTTGACTCACAATCATTTGGTTCTGATTTACAACCCGAAAGAGAATCGTTAAACGGGATTGATTTTCCTATTTCAAATGAGGTATTTCAAAACAAAGAAGAATCGAAATATTTTTATGAAATCTATGAGAGATTAATGATAAACTCTTTTTATAGTAGATTTAATAGAAAATCAGGATACAACTTAAGCATATATGAAGTTGAAGGAGACGCTGAGGCGGTGAATGTACTACAAAGTTTGGGTGTTGATAATCCATTTTTGGCAAAAAAATTAAAAGAGTATCTTTTAGATTCTAATAATTATGTACCATTTTTAAGACACATCTCAAATGAAGGACAAGGTGAAAGTTGGCAAACATTTGTTAGAGGTGAATTTGTTACTCCATATCTAAGAAATGATGTTAACAATCCTAATGTGTTATATAATGGAGCGATTTTTTCATCTTTAGAATCTCAACCAACGGTATCACTAAGCAATCAAAACAATATTGTTAATATAACTAAATATCTCAGTGATTCATCAGTATCAAATGAATTTGATTTTGTTGATACATACCCTATTACAGATTTTCCATGGGTAAAAGTAAACATGGCAAACGGTAAAAGTTTAAATAACGCAAACGAGGTTTATGACACTAAAAATATTTTAAATTACAATGAAGTTCACAAGACGGTTACAAACTTTACACTACAAGATACACGAAATGATAAAAGACCATTTACTCATTTTAATTTTTTAAACATAGATGTTACCGCAAATTCGGAACTTCTTAAAACATTTTATGAAACTAGAAAATTTTCATCTCAAGTAATTACTGAGGGTAATTTAAATTATGAAAACTATGTAGGTCAGTTGACTGCAAATCAAACTACCTCAATGATGAATACCCCTTATTTTATTAATGCTATACAAAGAGGGGTATTTAACTTTAGATATAAACAAAACGAAGTATCACCATATAAAAGTGCTGCATACTTGTTTCTGAATAGTTTACCTTTAGCAACTCTTAAAGAAAGATATAGAACCCTAAAAGATTCTACGACAACTGATTTGGATTATATAGTCTCAACTTTGAAAAAGTTTGGTGCGGTACACAAATTACCATATGCTTGGATTTTAAAGTACGGTTCAATATGGCACAGATACAAAGTATACAAAGAAACGGGAGTAGATATTTTAGATGAAGTTTGGAAAGATTTTAACTATTTAGAAAATTGGGACCCTGCAACATCAGCAGCAACCTATTCATATAATCTAACTATTGATGGTACACCAAGAAATTTAGTCTTAGATGCAACTTCACCAGCTCCGGCATTTACTGATATTAACACAGGATTTTACCCTCAACTAGTTGATGATTGGAATGTGTTTATACAAGGTTTAAAAATTTTTAGTGGGCAATCTCAAGTCAATGGTACCTTAGTGGTACAGTCTATATCAGGTACTTGTAACACAATTCAAGTTACAGGTACTTGTTCAACAAATGGTACGGGTATTACAATTAATTCAATTACAAATAATTACATCACACTACCACACACAATTTTTATACCGGCACTTAATGCGACAATTCAGTTGATCACTCAACAAACTGGTACACCAGGAGGAGTTGGTTTTTATACAACACCTCTCAACTTTAACGCGGCGTTTACAAGTTTACCTTTTATTTTGGGTAGTTTTGGAACAATAACAAATAATAGTCAATATCAACTACAATTAGGTTCTATTTTAAGCGGAAGTTCATCTGTTTCTGCAGTTACTATTTTGGATGTTTTTAGTGCTTCTTCGGCCAACACTCAAATATATGAAATATCAACTTCACCCGCAGAATCTTACGCATATAATGTATTAAATCCGCCAGTACAAGTTTTATCAATCACAAACAATCTTATAACTAATGGTAGTATTCTTAATGGAACTAATTTGTTTGGTGACTTAATAATTTCATCACAGATTTCAGGAACAACTGGAGGCATTGGATTATATCAAACCTCATCAATACAACCGTCAGTTACATCTCCTTTTGTATTACAAGGTGTTGTAATACAAGGTATTGGTTCTCAACAAATTCAAAACAACTTGAATAATGAGAATTTAATAATGATGAATACAACAAACTCAACAATTTATGAAACACCTGGTTTTGATTTATCAAGTTTACAGAGATCGATGAGAATAAGTCCGTGGTCTGTATTGGTAAGAAATACAAAAGCCCCAAACACTTATTTTGTCACACCTTCATTTGGATCAAACATAAATCAAGTAAAATCAGAAGCTTTCAAATTTGGTTTGATGAAACAGGAACTATCTAACAACCCATCAATGTTTAATGGAAGTGTAAGATTGTTTTGGGATGTACCACAGTTTGGGTGGTTTGACAATTCAAGAGTTGTTAAAAATGATCCTGAGACATACATGAAGAAAATACTCTTCGACCAAGCAGACCAACAAAACTTTTCAATTAACGGTAAAAACTCAGATTACTCAAACTTTGAAGAATTATTTACAACTTTTGACACAAGTGTTTTAGATTATCTTGAATCCGAGTTTTTAAATTTTAGTAGGTCAATTTACGATTTTGAAGATACTTTACCAAATCCATTGATACAACAAGAACTTGTGCCAGGTTCTCGAAGAAGGGTAAATGAGATTACAGATGCTGAGAGATCATATAAAAATTTCCAAGCATTAATGAGAGAACTGATGGTGGTTAATAAACCAAGTGGTGATTCGCCAGAAGTAAAACTTGAAAATGTAATAACAGAACAAAATCAAAAGTTTCAAAGTGTCTTAAGTGAGTTTATTAATTACGATGTTGCTTTTAAATATGGAAATCCAAGTAATTTTAATAAGAGATTGTTTTACACCTTCTCTTCAAAATTTATTGAAGAACCAATTATTTATAGTCCTTATGAACAAGGAAATTTACCACCCCAAGTTTCTCTTGCACAATCGAAAACACAAAACCCAAAAACATGGGAAGCTTTAGAATATTATGTTGGTAAATCAACAATACCTCAGTTAGAATATAAAAATAGTGGGTCTTATATAACAGACTTTTTTATTAATATGAATGTTGCATTCAATGAAAAAAATGTTCAAGACTTTGCACCTTTAATTAAAATTTATGCATCACAAAAGTTAAAAACGCCCAATTTAAATTTGGGTAGTTTTTATAATTTAATGAATACATATATTGATGAGTCGGATCTTTATATTGGTAATGTTTTGAATGTGATGTTACCATATGTAAGAAAACAACTACCAAATGTCTTCGTAAGTAACGATGATACTGCAACAAGAGCAAACTTGGAAGCTGGTTTCACTGAACAAACAAGAGTTGAATTGTGGGAAACTTTCAAAGCATTAAATGATACATGGATTGCTGGATTTGATTTTGAAAGTAAAACATTATTTGAAGATGTATTGTTAGTCGATAGGGCAAGTAGAAATGTGGGTGACAAAATTTTAGTTGATATCTACGGTATTATAAATTTGCTCGAAGATGGTGCGACTGAAAAAAAACAAGGTAGTAATTCTTACAAGAATACTTTGTTGGATATGGTAACCACAATATTAATTCAAAACAATTTTCAACATTTCATGTTACCGGCATATGTAAACTTTTATAATGTACAAGACGCACAAAAAAACCCAACACCAAGACCTGACGGAACATTAGAAGTTGGTAATATGATGTTCGGAACTTATCTGAATGTAGATTACAGACAAAGTTCGCCTAAGTTTCTTTGTTACTATGTTAGTAAACCAAGTGAACACCTTAACATGAATGACAATATTGATTATAGATTTAGAGATGATGCGTTTGATTTGAGACGAGCTAGCGACAACCCACTTTTAGAAAATCTTAAAAACAAAAATGATTGGGATAAGTCTAACAAGATTATTGGATTTAATGTAGACCCTACAAGGGAGAACCAACAAATATTCAAATCATTCAGTGTGGCTCAAGATCCTGGTAAACCAACATCAGAATCTTTAGAAATGTTGAATCAAATGGCTAATTTAGGAAAGAACCGGAGATCTACAACACAAAATGTTTCATTATATAACTTATATAAAAATAGAAGTTATGCTTGTTCAGTAGATATGATGGGGTGTGCATTAATACAACCTATGATGTATTTCAATATTAGAAACATACCTATGTTTTCAGGACCATACATGATTACTAAAGTAACTCACACTATTAATGAAAGTGGATTTGAAACTAAATTTGATGGAACAAGACAACCATTCTATAGTTTACCTTCAGTTGAGAACTTCTTACAAACACTTAACGAAAAACTAGTTTCCCAACTTCAAACTAAGGTTAAAGAAAATGAACAAATAAGTAAGGCTAAATCCGAAAATGTTAAAATACAAGCTGAAAATACAATTGCCAATTTAAATTCTGAAGACAAACTTACTCAAAATCAAGATTGTGCCGCGCAGATTAATAATAGTTACGCAGGATTTGTAGGTGTTGATACACCTCAACAAACTACAGTATCAACTAAAGTATTAATGAGTACAATTGAAGAAGTCTTGAGTGAACAAGGATTATCACCAACTGGACTTACCTATCAAAATTTAATATCAATAATATTCACATTTGTATATGTTGATTCAGGAACTGAAAGTGGTTCGTCAGTAAGTGCATATGAAAATAATTATAGTACAATAAATCTAACCGAAGTTTACTCAGATAAGTTTTTTGAATATATAAATAGAAAATACTTCTGTGTATCGAGAGGTTCAAATCCAAACTTACCGATAGTTGTCTTTAGATCTTTAAAAGACTTTATAAAGTTTGTATACACTAGAGTTGGAAACATACCAAGATTTTTAAATAACGACCTTAATGACTTTTCACAATTTGGACAAGATGCAATTCCATTTGCGTTGGCAAAAGAATATGTTTTGTATTACCCTACTAATCAAAATGAAAATGTATATAAACAAATAGAGGCAGATCCTAACCAAATAACCAAACTTAGACAAGAATTTGTGAATGCATTCAATCAATCAATCGCAATTTTAAAACAATGATGATATTTATAAATAAAATAACTTATGAGCGTTAAATTAATATTGGATAACTACTTAGGAAAAAACACTAGAGTTTCTGAAAAAGATATGGGTGATGGTACAAAACAAGTTTGTGACTTAGACACCGGTGACTGTTATACAGTTAGAATGAAAGACGGATTGATTGAAAGAGTTGATAATACAATGAAAACTTTTAAAAAAATCCAAGTCGAAACCAATAAAGGGATAAAAACACTGTTAAACGGATAGAAATGAAAATTGACGAAAAAATATTAAATGAGATTGCAAGATATAGACAAATCAACAAATATATCTTAGAACAAGATGCACCACCTGTAGATCCAACAGTAGACCCTGCGGCAGCGGGAGCACCACCCGTAGATCCTACAGCAGACCCTGCTGCGGCGGGAGCACCACCTACTGATCCTGCGGCACCACCAGCACCAGCAGCACCGGCAGCGGGAGCACCTGTAGATGTTGCGACTGATCCTGATGTTGAAGAAGTTACACCTGAAGGTGAAGGAGGAGAAGGCGATGTTGAAGAATTGGACATTACAGATCTTGTAGATTCTCAAAAAACCATGGCAGATAAACAAGAAGAGTATTTTGAAAACTTGTTTAATCAAATTAAAACTATGGAAGATAAATTGGCTGAAATGGATAGTTTAGTTCAGAAAATCGATTTAGTTGATGCTAAACTTGAAAAGTACAGACCTAAAACGGCACAAGAAAAATTAGAACTTAGATCTTTAGATTCGGGTCCATTTAAACAAAACTTAGCTGATTTCTTTAAAGATAAAGAAGAAGACATGGAAAGAAGTGGGAAAAATGAATATGTTCTTACAAAAGATGATGTTGAAAATTACAGCGCATCTGAAATAGAACAATCATTCAATGAACCAATGGAAGACGAAGACGACATGATTTTAAATAGATATAATTCATAAGGTTTAAGGTCGAAATTATCGACCTTAAATTTTTTTCTGACACAATTTGACTATACCTTTTTTTACAACTATAATTTTTACACATAAACTCTAAATTTTTAATTACACATGGCGACAAATTCATTAGACGCAGTACTTGCACAGTACGAAAAATCACAAAGTAGTTCAAACACTACAAACAAAATGTCTTCAGAAGACCGAATGAAAAAATACTTTGCGGCTCTCTTGAAAGATAATGAAAAACAAGGACAGAGAAAAATTCGAATCCTACCTACAACCGACGGGTCCTCACCATTCAAAGAAGTATGGTTTCATGAAGTTCAAGTAGACGGTAAATGGCAAAAGTTTTATGACCCTTCCAAAAACGACAATGAGCGTTCACCTTTAAACGAGGTTTACGAAGAACTTATGTCAACAGGAAAAGAATCTGATAAACAATTAGCCACACAATACAGATCTCGTAAATTTTATATCGTTAAAGTTATCGATCGTGATAACGAACAAGATGGTGTTAAATTTTGGAGATTTAAACACAACTATAAACAAGAAGGAATCCTTGATAAAATCATTCCAATTTGGAAAGCTAAAGGAGACATCACTGACCCTGACAATGGTCGTGACTTGATTCTCGAGTTAACTAAAGCAAAAACACCTAAGGGTGCAACTTACACAGTTATCCAAACTGTTATGTATGATGATCCATCACCAATTTCAGATGACTCAAATGAAATGGCTGAGTGGGTTGGTGATGAGATGACTTGGGAAGATGTATACTCCAAAAAACCTGTCGAATACCTTGAAGCAATTGCAAGAGGAGAAACTCCAAAATGGGATTCTGAAAAAGGTGGTTATGTATATTCAAACGATGAAACCGCTGAAGTTTCTATGGGAGGATCAAAGTCAGTGTCGATTACTGAGGTTGAAGATCCACAAGCAAATGACGAAGTAGACGAAGAACTACCATTCTAAATTAATTCCAAAAAGTATAACGGGAGCAGTTTATTGTTCCCGTTTTTTTGTTTATATTTTTAAAAAAAACAAAAAAATATGAAATCAATGATCGCGGAAAAATTGAAGGATGCTTTAATAAAAAAATATGAGGCAGAAATTGCCGACGCCGAAGCAAGGCTCTATGTTTATTTTACAAATCCTGTTGGTATTGGAGAACATCCTCAACATACAGAAGAAATGGATCATTTAGTTGGACAACTAACTGACGCTAAAGACAAATTAGAAACAATTACAAATTTTAAAATCTACGAACTATAATGGCACTGAAAAAAAATGATTTTAGCTCCGTGAAGAAAAAGTTTTCTACATCGGCAAAATATAAACCACAAAGATTTTTTGATCTTGGTGCAGAGTTCCTTGATGCGGTTGGTTTACCTGGTCCTGCAATCGGACATCTTAATATGTTATTAGGACATTCAGATACAGGTAAAACAACAGCACTTGTTAAAACTGCTGTTGATGCTCAAAAGAAAGGGATTCTTCCCGTGTTCATTATTACAGAACAAAAATGGTCTTTTGAACATGCAAAAATTATGGGTTTTGAATGTGAGGAAGTAGTTGACACAGAAACAGGAGAAGTTGATTGGGATGGATTCTATATCTTTAATAATGACTTCGACTACATCGAACAAATTACAGATTACATCAATGACTTACTTGATGCTCAAGAAAAAGGAGAGTTAGATTATTCTTTATGTTTCTTGTGGGATTCAGTTGGTTCAGTTCCTTGTAAAATGACTTATGAGGGTAAAGGAGGTAAACAACACAATGCAAGTGTTTTGGCCGACAAAATTGGTATGGGTATCAACCAAAGAATTTCAGGATCTCGTAAGGCAGATTCTAAATTCGAAAATACCTTAATCATTGTTAATCAACCTTGGGTAGAATTACCTGACAATCCATTTGGTCAACCTAAGATCAAGGCAAAAGGTGGTGAGGCGATTTGGTTAAACTCTTCTTTGGTATTCTTATTTGGTAATCAAAAAGGTGCGGGTACAACAAAGATCACGGCAACAAAAGATAAGAGAACTGTTAAGTTCGCTTCAAGAACAAAAGTGTCGGTTATGAAAAACCACATCAATGGTCTTGGTTTTGAAGACGGAAGAATTATTGTTACTCCACACGGATTCTTGCCAGGTAAAGATACGACAGAAGAAAAGGCATCAATAGAGAAGTATAAGAAAGAGTATGCTGACTATTGGAAAGACATAATTGGAGTTGATGGTGACTTTGATTTGAAAACAGAAAAAGAAGAGGTAGAGTAAGAATCATTTAAGATTTTAGGAAGTGTCCAAAACATTATTAGTCGACGGAAATAATTTATTGAAAATTGGGTTTCACGGTGTTAGAGAATTCTATCACAATGGAAAACATGTTGGAGGAATTTGGCACTTTCTGAATACTCTTCGTAAATTTTTAGATGAACACAACTATAACAAAGTTGTTGTGTTTTGGGATTCTAAAACCTCATCTTCACAAAGAAGATTGATATATCCAAAGTATAAGTTAAATCGTAAATCATCAGAAACCGAATCAAAAGAGGAATCTTTTGCAGAACAAAAACAAAGGGTTAAACAATACCTCGAGGAGATGTTTGTAAGACAACTGGAAACGGAACACGCTGAAGCTGATGACTTAATTGCCCATTACTGTAAAGTGTCGTTAGATGAAGAGAAAACGATCTTTTCAAGCGATAGAGATTTAACTCAACTTATATCTGAAAAAGTATCAATTTATTCACCATCCACAAAACAATATTATAAGTTAGGAGATACAATAAAGTTACATGATGTTGAAATACCTCACTATAATGTTAAAGTAGTTAAAATCCTAACAGGGGATAGTTCAGATAATATTGATGGAATATTCTATTTAGGTGAAAAGACATTAGTTAAATTATTTCCTGAACTACTTGAAGAGTTAGTACAAATACCTTATATTTTGGATAAAGGTACTAATCTACTTAAAGAAGAAAAAGGAAATGTTGCCCTTCAGAATCTGTTGAGTGGTAAAACAAAAGAAGGTATTTTTGGTGATGAATTTTATGTTATCAATCAAAAGTTAGTCGACTTAGATGAACCACTTTTAACGGACGAAGAAAAAGAATTAGTTAGACTATATTACACTGAGTCGATGGATCCAGACGGTAGAGGACATAGAAATCTAATTAGAATGATGATGGAAGATGGTTTTTTTAAATACCTACCTAAAGGTGACGACGGTTGGGTAAGTTTTTTGAAACCATTTCTCAAGTTAACAAGAAAAGAAAAAACAAAATTTAGAAACAAAAAAAACTAAAAAAACAAAATGAAAGAACAGGATATTACAAAAGTAGAATTTTTGTTAATGTGCAATGACAACATCGTAGTTCAACGATTTTTCAATGTTAGAGGTTTCAACAAAAACGCTCACAAATCAGAAGAATTTTTTTATCATATTGATAGTCTTTGTCGTGAACTCAAGTACGATTTAAAGATGAGATCAGTGGTTTATATGTTGGATAATCAATACGATATTTTAGAGAACCCTGAGTTACTAAATACATCAATTACTGATGGACCTGAAAATTTTAACCTAATTATTAAGGTTGGAGATATGACAATTTGTCATAGGCAGTTTGACGCTAAACCATACCCCCCAAAGGTCAGATACACTGTAGACCTACGCCCAAAGTTAAAAGCAATCATGGCGGAGTTGACTGACATTTTTTCAGGTCAAAAATTTAATTATTTTTACCCCGAATTTATCAAAAACTAGTACTATTTATCTTTACTAACAAGAGAAAAAAAATATGGCGACTAGTAAAAATTTTGAATATTTAGGGAACACATTTCAATTACAATTATTAAATCAAATCATTGTAGACAAAGATTTTTCACATTCTATTCTTGATGTAATCGAAAATAATTATTTTGAAAACAAGTACTTCAAAATAATTATGCAAATGGTAAAAGAGTATTATTTAAAGTACGATCACACACCATCTTTCGAAACACTGGAACAGGTTACAAAATCTGAATTACAACAAGCAACCGCATCAAAAATTGTTTTAGATACAATTAAAAAAATTAAGGATGCACCTATTGACGGAGTACTTTTTGTACAGGAAAAGGCCCTCAAATTTTGTAAACAACAAGAACTACAAAAGGTGATGGGAAAGGCACAAAAGATTATCGATGGTGGTGAGTTTGAAAATTACGATACCCTTGAAGAAATGGTTAAAACAGCACTTCAAGTTGGAGCTAAAGATACCTCAATGTTGGATGTATTTTCAAACCTTGATCAAGTTCTCGAGGATGATTACCGACATCCGATTCCTATGGGAATACCTGGTATCGATAGATTATTGAAAGGAGGTTTGGCAAAAGGAGAAATTGGAGTTATCTTAGCACCTACAGGTGTTGGAAAATCAACAGTTTTGACAAAGATTTCAAACCACGCATTTAATTTAGGGTTTAATGTACTTCAGATATTTTTTGAAGATAACCCAAAGGTTATACAAAGAAAACACTTCACATTATGGACTAAGATTCATCCTGACGATTTGTCAGAGAAAAAAGAAGAAGTTATGAAGAGAGTTATTGAAATTGAGGAGTCGATGCCTAACAAGTTGATTTTGAAAAAACTACCTTCAGATACAATGACTATGTTACAAATTAAGAACCAAATTAGAAAAATGGTTTCAGATGGGATTAAAGTTGATATGATCGTTTTAGATTACATTGATTGTATTGTTCCTGATAAAAATTTGGGGGATGAATGGAAAAGTGAAGGATCTGTGATGAGGGCTTTTGAGGCTATGTGTCATGAGATGAATATTGTAGGTTGGACCGCAACACAAGGTAACAGATCATCTATATCTTCAGAGGTAGTGACAACAGATCAAATGGGTGGATCAATTAAAAAGGCTCAGGTGGGACATGTTATTATATCGGTAGCAAAAACATTACAACAAAAAGAGTTAAAATTAGCCACAATTGCAATTACAAAGTCTCGTATTGGAGATGATGGTGTTGTGTTCGAAAACTGTAAGTTTGACAATGCAATGATTGAAATAGATACTGAAAGCTCAATGACTTTCTTAGGTCTTGAGGAACAAAAAGAAGAAAGACAAAGACAAAGAGTTCGTGAACTTCTCGAGAAGAGAAAACAAAAGGAAACTCAAACAAATTAATAATAATTAAATTTTAAAGAAAATGGAAAAAATACTAGTTGAAAATCCTGGTCGGTTCGTCATCTTCCCTATTGAGCACAATGATATATGGGAATTTTACAAACAACACCAAGCGGCGTTTTGGACTGCAGAAGAGGTGGATTTAACTAACGACATCAGGGATTGGGAAAAACTTACAGAAAATGAACAATACTTTGTTAAGAATGTATTGTCGTTCTTTGCGGCTTCTGATGGAATTGTTAATGAAAACTTGGCGGAAAATTTTTACCGAGAAGTTCAATATCCTGAAGCAAAGTTCTTCTATGGATTTCAGTTAGCAATGGAGAATATTCACTCCTTAATGTATTCTCTTCTTATAGATACTTACATCAGTAACCCTAAGGAGAAAGACGAATGTTTTAATGCAATTGACAGATTACCTGCAGTACAGAAGAAAGCTAAGTGGGCTTTGGATTGGATTGAGAAAGCGTCTTTTGCTGAAAGATTAGTGGCTTTTGCGGCTGTAGAAGGTATTTTCTTTTCAGGATCCTTTTGTTCAATTTTTTGGTTAAAGTCACGAGGAATTATGCAAGGTTTATGTAACGCAAATTCACTAATTTTTAAAGATGAAAACTTACATTGTGATTTTGCAATTCACTTACTAAATAATCACTTAGAAAACAAACCATCTGAAAAAAGAATTAAACAAATTCTATTATCGGCTTTAGAAATCGAAAAAGAATTTATCACCGAATCTCTACCGGTTTCACTTATTGGAATGAACTCTAATTTAATGAAACAATATTTGGAGTTTGTTGTCGATGGATTGTTGGTAAAAATGGGATGTAGTAAAGAATTCAATGTAGACCAACCATTTAAGTTTATGGAACAAATTGCAGTTGAAACGAAAGGGAATTTCTTTGAATCAAGAACCATGGAATATCAAAAAGCAAAATTAAACGAAACCATAACATTTACAGAAGATTTTTAAATTATATATTATGTCACTAAAAATTATTAAAAGAGGTGGTGAGACTGCACCCTTCAACCCACAAAAAATATACAACCGAGTTAAAAGATCGGCAAAAGGTTTAAATGTAAACTCGGATGAGATTTTTATTAAAGTTATTACTTCAGTACCAACAGAAGGTGAAGTAACCACAAAAGAACTAGATAAATTAGTTTATGAAATAGCGGCTTCTTATACGGGTAGTCATCACGACTATTCAAGATTAGCATCTTCAGTTGCTATATCATCATATCATAAAGAAACCAAAGATAGTTTTTCAGAGACTATGATGGAACTTTATAAAGATGGTATCATTAATGAAAAATTAATAGAAGTGATAAAAGAGTATGGTGAAGATACAATTGATGTTGCAATCAATCATGATAATGATTACAACTTTGATTATTTTGCTTGGAGATCATTACAAGAAATGTACCTGTTAAAAAAACCAAACGGCAAAGTAATTGAAAGACCACAACATATGTATATGAGAGTTGCTTTGTGGGTTACAACAAATATTACAGACGCACTTGAATATTACCAATCCCTTTCAAATCAATTGATTTCTAAGGCAACACCAATCATGATCAACGCTGGTACAAAAGTTCCACAGTTGGCTTCTTGTGTACTTCATTATAACAACTCAGATTCAAGAAAAGGACTATTGGATACTTTAAATGATATCTCAACATTTTCATCTGATGCTGCAGGTATTGGATTATCATTGTCTAATATTCGTAGTAAAGAAAGTAGAATTACAACTTCAGGTGGATATGCTGGCGGATTGTTAAAATATTTAAAAATTGTAAATGAGTCTTTAAGATTTTTTAACCAACAAGGTAGAAGACCTGGTAGTGCTGCGATTTATCTTGAGCCTTGGCATAAAGACATTTTTGATTTGTTAGACATAAAAAAGAATACAGGTGCAGAAGAACTTAGAGCTCGTGATTTGTTTACCGCTCTTTGGATACCCGATAACTTTATGCGGGCAGTTAAAAATAATGCAGATTGGTATTTATTTTGTCCTAATGATATTGTAAAGGCCGGATTGAAACCACTACAAGAATGTTATGGTGATGAGTACGAGATGGTATATAACCAAGCGGTATCAATCGGTTTAGGTAAAAAAGTCAAAGCACAAGATATTTGGACTAAAATAGTAGAGTCTCAAGTTGAAACTGGAGTTCCTTATTTATGTTCTAAAGATAACGCAAACAAAAAATCAAATCATCAAAATATTGGGGTGATAAAACAATCTAATTTGTGTAACGAAATATATCAATATACAGATGAATCCACAACCGCAATTTGTACCTTATCTTCGATGGTTTTGAAAAACTTTATTAAATCAGGTAAGTTTGATTTTGAACTTTTATTTAGTGAAGTTAGAAAAGTTGTTCGTTCGCTAAATAAAGTTATCGATATTAACAACTACTCAACTAGTAAAGGAAAAAAAGGTGGTTTTGAACAAAGAGCAATTGCGATCGGTACTCAAGGTTTGGCAGATGTATTCTATTTAATGGACTATATTTTTACATCAGACGAAGCTCGTAAATTAAACAAAGATATTTTTGAAACTATTTACTACGCCGCAATATATGAAAGTAATCAACTTTGTATTAAAGGTGGTCGAGTACCTTATACCTATTTTAAAGGGTCACCTATGTCAGAAGGAGCATTCCAATTTGATATGTGGGGATTAGATGAATCACAACTTTCAGGAATGTGGGATTGGGCAAAACTAAAGAAAAGCGTTATTGAGTATGGTGTTTGTAACTCATTGTTCACAGCACAAATGCCTGTTGCGTCTTCTGCTAAAATCACAGGTTCATACGAAATGACAGAACCAGCTCACTCCGCAATTTTTAATAGGAGAGTTGTTGGTGGTGAAATTATGATTGTAAATAAGTACTTAATTTATGACTTTGAAAAAATTGGAATTTGGTGTGAGGATTTAAAAAATGAAATCATTTTAAATGAAGGATCAATTCAAAATATTAACTTCAATAATTATTTAGACCCTGAAGATAAAAACTATAATAAAAAAGTTAAAAGAATTGAACACTTACTTCCTAAGTACAAAACTATTTGGGAAATATCTCAAAGAGAGCTAATCGACATGGCCGCGGACAGAGCACCATTTGTTGATCAATCTCAATCAATGAACATTTATATGGGTAATCCAACATTATCAAAGATTACTTCATCACATTTTTATTCTTGGGAAAAAGGATTAAAAACTCTTTGTTACTATGTTAGAACAAAGGCAATTTCAACAGGAGCTAAACATTTGGCACTCGACATGTCAAAAAGAGAAAAACCTAAAACAACACCCGAACCTCCAAAAGTTGATTATTCTCACTTGAATTTACCACCAAGACCAGAAGATTCTGATTTTGAATGTTTTGGGTGTTCTTCCTAAAATTTAAATCACTGAGAAATCAGTGATTTTTTTTTACTTAAAAAAACTGTAAGTTATATTTATATGTGATATGGCTAATGGTATAACTTATGGAATTGCTTTTCCTTTTGTAGATTCTTTCACAGGAAGATATCTCGATGTTACTAATAGTACCGAAGGGGAGATTAGGGCAAATCTTGTGCACTTATTATTAACAAGAAAAGGTAGTAGATATTTTTTACCTGATTTTGGTACAAGACTATATGAATATATATTTGAACCATTAGATGGACCAACATTTTCTGACATAGAAAATGAAATCAGAGATACTGTAAGAAACTATATGCCAAATTTACAAGTCACTAATATAACAGTCGAAGATGCCTCTATGGGATTAGAAGACAAAGGTTATACAATTAACAAGAATGGAGAAAGAGAATTCACAGTTACTAATATTGCAACATTAGAACATACCGCCAAAATAAAAATTGACTACAGAATTACAGACTCAGCTTTTGAATCTCAAGATTTTATAATACTTAATATTTAATGATATATGGCAGAAAAAAAGATTTCCTATACAGTAAGGGACTTTCAAGGAGTTAGAACTGAGTTAATTAATTTTACAAGAACTTACTATCCTGACTTAGTTCAAAACTTTAACGATGCAGGTATTTTTTCTGTAATGTTAGATTTGAACGCTGCGGTAACAGATAACTTAAATTATCAAATTGATAGAAGTATCCAAGAAACTGTTTTACAGTTTGCACAACAAAAAAATTCTGTTTACAATATTGCAAGAACCTACGGTTTAAAAGTACCAGGTCAAAGACCTTCAGTTGCATTAGTTGACTTCTCAATTACAGTTCCTGCTTTTGGTGATAGAGAAGACTTAAGATATTGTGGAATATTGAGAAGAGGATCTCAAGTTAATGGTGGGGGACAACCTTTCGAAACTGTTTATGATATTGATTTTGCATCACCAATTAACGCTGAAGGATCACTTAATAGAATAAAAACACCAAACTTCGATGCTAGTGGTAAGTTAGTAAATTACACAATTACAAAAAGAGAAGTAGTTGTGAATGGAATTACAAAAGTATTCAAAAGAGTAATAACACCAAACGATAGTAAACCTTACTTGGAATTATTTTTACCTGAAAAAAATGTTTTAGGTATTACAAGTGTTTTATTAAAATCGGGTACACAGTATTCAACAATACCAAACCCACAAGACTTTATTACTTTAGGACCTGATAGATGGTTTGAGGTAGATGCTTTAGTACAAGATAGAGTTTTTGTTGAAGACCCAACTAAAACATCAGACCAACCTGGTATCAAAGTGGGGGTATATATAACAACATCGAATAAGTTTATTTCTGAATATACACCACAAGGTTTTTGTAAAATAACTTTTGGTGGTGGTAATATTTCGGCTGATGAACAGTTAAAAGAATTCGCAAGAGACGGTAAAGGTTTTGATCTTAGTCGTTATACAAATAACTATGCAATGGGGGCGGCTCTTTCACCTAACACAACTTTATTTGTTCAGTACAGAATAGGGGGTGGATTATCAAGTAATGTTGGTATCAATACAATCAATCAAATTGGCACTGTTTCATTCGCAGTAAATGGTCCATCAGCAAGTGCAAATGTAAGTGTGACCAACAGCCTTCAATGTAATAATGTCACTGCCGCAATCGGAGGAGCTAATCCACCAACAACCGAAGATGTTAGAAACATGGTCTCTTTTAATTTTGCGGCACAAAACAGAGCAGTAACTGTAAATGACTACAATTCAATTTTAAGAACTATGCCCGCTCAGTTTGGTGCACCTGCTAAAGTTGCCATAACCGAAGAAAACAACAAAATAAGAATTAAGATGTTGTCTTACGATTCGAGTGGGGTTTTAACTAATGTAGTTTCGAACACATTGAAACAAAATGTTGCAAATTACCTTTCTAACTTTAGAATGATAAACGATTATATATCAATAGAGGCGGCTGAAACAATAGACTTGGCCGTAACTGTTGATGTTGTACTTGACAACAGTCAGAACCAAGGAGCAATAATTGCAAAAACAATCGAAATAGTTACAGACTTCTTCAATCCTTTAGTTAGAAATTTAGGACAGAATGTTAATATATCTGAGTTAAGAAGACTCATACAGTCTGAAAACGGAATTGTTTCAGTATCAGATGTTTTATTTTTTAATCAAGTTGGAGGTCAATACTCATCAACCCAAACCTCAATGAGTTATCTAGACCCCGTAACACGACAAATCCAACCAGTTGCAGACACTTTATTTGCAACACCGACTCAGATCTACCAAGTTAGATATCCAAACAAAGACATTAATATTAGAGTTCTTAATCTTAAGTCTGTTAATTTCTCTTAGTGATTTATTTTTTTTGAAAGAAACCTATTTTTTATTGAAAATAGGAAATAAACTATTTATCAAAAAAAGAAAAATTAATGTCTAAATCATATAGAATAAGGACACAGGTTGGTGTCGACAAATACATAAATGTAAATTTAGAACAAGACTGGGAACAACTTGAGATATTGTCTCTAAAGATTCTTGCTAATAATATTTACACTCGATTTTGTGCTGATTACGGTGTTGTTACGGGTCGTGTATTTGTCAATGGAGGTTTTGGATTACCAAATGCTAAGGTGTCTATTTTTATTCCTTTGACTGACACAGATGAGTTAGATCCGGTTATTTCAGAAATATACCCGTTCAAAACTATTAATGACACCACTGAAGAGGGTTACCGATATAATTTACTCCCAAAACTACCCTCATATAATGGACATGTGTCCACAGGTTCATTTCCTAACAAAGGGGATGTTCTAATGGATGAATCATATATTGAGGTATATGACAAGTATTATAGATTTACAGTGACCACAAATGAGAGTGGAGACTTTATGATTTTTGGGGTACCAACTGGTGAACAAACTATCGTAATGGATGTTGACTTATCAGACATTGGATGTTTTTCGTTGTCACCACAAGATTTAATACAACAAGGTTTGGCAACCGAAACTCAAGTCGACGGAGCAAGATTCAAATCTTCTACAAATTTAAGAGAGTTACCACAAATCAAAAACCTAATTTATACTGTAAATGTTAGACCGTTTTGGGGAAGTGAGGATCTTTGTCAAATTGGAATTACAAGAGTTGACTTTGATTTAACAAAACAAGCAAATATTAATATCCAACCTACAGCAATCTTCATGGGATCAATAATCTCAACTACTGATGATGATGCTCTGAAAGTAAAATGTAAACCAAAAAATAATACAGGTAATCTTTGTGAGTTGATTGCTGGACAAGGAGAAATACAAGGTATAAGACAAACAATTTTTTCAGATACAAATGGTTTACCAATCCTTGAAAGATGGAATATAGAACAAGCGGGTAAAGTTATTGATGGTGACGGAACTTATTTGGTTAATGTACCAATGAACTTGGATTATGTTACAACAAATGAGTTTGGACAACAAGTTTTATCTGCCGATCCTGCGGTAGGTGTACCAACAAAAGGAAAGTACAGATTCAAGTTTAGATGGCAAACATCACAAGGATTACAAGGTAGTTTCTTAAGAGCTGATTTTTTAGTGCCAAATATTAAAGAGTATGGATGGACCAATTCAGGAAACGATCCATTCGACCCAACTCAATCATACACATATAATTATCCCCAAATTCCTGCAGGTTCAATATCAGGTCAAACTGTGTTAATAACTTCTGGAGGGTTAATAAGTCCTGTATTCTACAATGTTGAAAGTTACACCATTTTTGTAAATGGGAATCAATACTTTGGATCTCCTGAGTCTATTGATTTTAGTGCGGGAGGCACATTACTGATAGTTGCAAGTCCTTTGGATGATCAACAACCACAGAATATTGATTTTACTTTTGTTCCTCAAGACTTGTTTGATGTTTATAAATCATATGCGTTCAGTACGGATTGGGATGATTATGCAAACGCACAAGACGCTATCGATTGTAAGGACACTTTCTATGAGTTCAAGTACAATAAAGTGTATACGACTGCAATGTTCTTAGATAGATACAAAAACGGTATAGGAAGAGCAAGACATTTAGGTATAAAAGAAATTGACAACAGAAGTTGTAAGTCAACTGTAAATACATTTCCTGTTAATGATGTTATAAGAAATTTTGATTTTATTTTCTTTGTTTTCAACATCCTTATAAACATACTTACATTCCCAATCTTAACATTATTATTTGTAGCCCACTTTATTTCATTTATGTGGCCACTTCTGAAGTATGTTCTTATAGCTTTAGGAATTTATTTTTCATATGAGGCAACAGTTGCATTAATTGAATCAATTCAGACAGCGGCAGCCGCGATTAATGTTGCATCAGGAATCATAAGTGCATCTTTAGCTGGTCCTGTGGTGAATGTTGGTAACATTTTAGAAGCGGTCAGGTTGATTCTATGGGGGATCGGTCAAGTTGCGATTGCGACATTTAAATTAGGTTTGGCCCTTGCATTCACCGCAGTTGCCATTGTAGCTGCAAGACGAATAAAAGGTTTTCCAAGAATTGGACTTCCTATGATTTCATATCCTGATTGCACAAGTTGTGATTGTGATTGTAAAAGTGCCGAAATGGATGATGATTTTGATGAAAGTTCTATAAACCAACAAATTAATGAAGCCGGTACCGCTTCACAAGGTGGTGAAGAAGTTTTATCGATACCTAAGACTGCTGTTGCCCCTGTAAACTATTCAGGGTCATATAATGTCGAACACCCAAATCTAACGGTCAATGAAGATAATGAAGGACCATATCACCCTTGTGATAGTTTGGGTACTTTGATGGGACAACAAAACGGTTTAGATTCATCGGTTGCGGTTAGGGCGGCATTAGATTTCAGAAGGTTATTTTCGGGATATGATGTTTTAACATCTACATCACCTAACAAATACATACCAAACCCACAATATCTCTTAAAAGCTCCCCAACCTTTCTTATTTGTGGGAGAAAGAAGGGCACCACTTTATTTAAACTCAATTACAGATTTGAGGGGATTCGCTTGGCCAAAAAGTGTTACCTTAAGTCAAAAATTAAACGAATTTAATACTCGAGATAAATATTTCAAAAGTTCACCATCGGCGTCAAATGGAACAGGGGTAAACAGAATTAAAACAACTGTAAATCCAACTTTAGGGTCAACAGCATATGAAGATCAAGTTCTTGTAATTCTAATGAATAAAGGTACTACATCAAGTTTAGGTGTTGGAAATTTAATTACTTTTCAGAACCCAAATTATGTAAACCCAACTCTTGCAACACCTGTAAATAGATTAACAAACCTAACAGGTGCAACCACCAACCAATTTCAAAATAACGCTGTAACAGGTTATACAATTACAGGAAACACAATTCCCGTACAAGTGCCTTATGCTAGTCCGAACTCACCAACATCCTATGCTTCACCAGCTGCTAATATAATCGTTGTTTCACCTCAAGTTTCACAACAACCTGTGATTGGTAATCCAAGTGCGGAGCAATCGTACCTCCAATATCCTACTGATATGGAATATTTCCAATTAGTTACTGGGGTTACTTTTAATGAATTTATTGCCAATTCAAATACCGGCAATACTGGATTTTTCCCTTCTACATATTTGTTACATGATGTTACAATTGGTGTAAATTTTTGTGGTGTTTCAAATCTGACATATAACAACATTATTACAACAATGACAGACTTTCAAAACTTTGAAATCTGTATCTTTGTAAGAGGAGTCGATCCACACACGGCAAAACAACCAACAATTCAATATGATTTATCAAGATTGTTTGGTAAGTCATATGGACAAGGTCCAATAATCAGTGGAAGTTATTACCTCAACAGACCAATCCAACCAACAACAGGTACGGGATACAAACCACTTACACACAACACACTTACAAATGTTTTAAATAATTTGTATTTCCCATCATTCACATTTACAATTGATTCTACACCAGGAAATTATAGTGGATTTACTTCTGATTACCCTTATTACTATGCAAGTACTGACGATTCTATCTCTAGTACTTATAATCCATATCCAGGACAATGGCAAGTAAACAACTTAGCAAGTAACCAAATTTTAACAAATCCTTCTAACCGATCCCTCCCTCTGAATCAGTCGGCTTACATGGTTGGAGGAACATATATTAGATGGGTTAACACTAATTTAACTAATAGTTATCAAATGTTGTTACAAACTGGAAATAACAACAGTTCACCATCTTGTGATCAGGATTGTCAAAATATGGAATATTTTAACACAGGATCGACTTTTTACACAGGAATCAATTCTGCGGGTAATTTGACCGCACTTTATTCACCGGCCTATTATAGATACTCACTCAACGGTGTTAACTTCTCAAACTCAACAAATATTGTTATGAGAAGTGATCGATTACCAACTTCTACAACAGTACAAAATGGTGCTTCAGGAACTAACACAGGATTTGCCTTACATCAAAATGATAACTTTGCGGTATTCTCACCATCGGGAGACGCAGCTTATCCATTTATTACCGCAGGTGGTGATCTTTATAGTGGTGATAGTCAAGATGATGACCCAACAACACAAGCACTTACCGAAACATTAAGTTGTGAAGGTATGGTACCTTTGGAATGTTACTCAGGTTCAGGTGGTAATGTTGGTGTATTACCCACAGGTCAATGTTCAATTCCTGAAAACAGAATGATAAATGGATGTTATTGTTTATTGAACAAGACTTATTTATTTGAATATGGTGCGGATGCTAGATTATTTTTAGAATGGAAGGTTAGATTTACAATGAACTTTGCCGCTTGTAGAGGAGTATTTGGACAAGTATTCCAAAACAACTGGATCAATGGTGTCTTATATATGTTTAACTTTAATAAACAAACAACCTTTGACGCATTTGCAAATCCGGTTTACGATTATTGTGATGATGTGATTATGTTCAACGACATAACAAATGTCTTCTTTTATAGATCATCTCCTTGGGATCAAAATACCGAAAGGTTTATTGGTAAAGACTCACCACAAATAAATCCTAATGCCGTTGGAGTAACTTTTCCAGGTTTTGGATATAATGTAAAACAAATACAATTTCCAACAACCATTACTGATTTAGGACCAAGAGATTATTTTATTAATCAAATTTGTTGTTCATCTGGTGAAGATGGATTTGGATCTTATTATGCTAACCAACTCAAAACTACATCATACCAAGATAACTCAGATATCATCCAATTAGGGTTTTTGTCGAGAATATTAAATGAAGGTGTTAGACAAAGAATTATACCAATAACAAACGGAGGTGATAGTTCCGAAGGAAAAGGAATAATTCAATTCTTCAATAGTACAAGAGGTGGTTATCGTATAGATGGTGATTGGGCTCAGATGTTATCAATTAATTCTGAATGGAAAGTTTTACCATTCATTACAGAAAACTTACCACAACCTAACCCTAATGTTTACATTTATTTTGGTGATAACAATAACGGAACAACAACACTCTCCGGAGATGAAATCAAACCTATTATGGGATTGTTTTTCCAAGTAAATGACGATGAAACTTACTATAGAAAAATAATGTCTCCGGGAATCGAAACTTACAATTTTAACCCACTAATTGAGGAAGACTTTGGATATCCTAAATCTCAGGAAGTCCCGCATTATAGATGGCAAGTTAGAATACCAACTGTATATGCAGGAACCCCAAACATATTTGGTTCGGAGGATAACAATTGGTTCACCACGACATATCCGGTTTTAACACCTAATAATAACTCACAGGGATTCTTTTTCAAAAAGTATCAAGATTTAGATTTCGTAACTGGTGGTGAAAAATATAGGACGACAACAACTCAAAACGGTTTCATAAGTAATTATGTAAATGGTGTACCACAGTACTCATCCTCAAATGTGACACAAGGATCACCAAGCACATCGTTCTTGGATTCTATTATAGTTGGTGCACCATATCATTTCTATTTTGGGTTAAATAACGGTAAGACTGCGATCGACAGATTCTTTAAACTATATGTTGTGAACGAATTATAATATGAATGTAGATCCATCAACAAGAATAATTGAATCAACACAAAGGTACAAATCGGCACCTTTGAGTGATCAGTTTATTAATGTACCTTTGAAACAATCAATGAAAGAATTGGTTGAATTTGATCGCACAACTGATCTTAGTTTACTTGAAGTGTTCGATGAAGAAAGACAACAATCAACGATTTTTAGACCTGTTACAAAGTTTACAATTTTATTTGAGAATGCTTTGACTGGATCAACAACATATGTACCTTATAGAGACAACCTATATTATACTAACGCTCTCCAAAATGCAATTTCATATTATCCCACAGGTAATGTACCATCTGTTCCCCCACAACCAACAGATCAAACAGTACCTTGGGATGGTTTTCCTCAGTACCCTGAATTTGATTTCATAAGAACCGACAATTCTGTACAAGGGTATACGATAGGGTCAGGAAGACATTTAGATTTTAAATCAGTTAGTGCAACTACTTACAACTGGTCACATTACTTAAGTTATGCTTATTCGAATGACCCGAATAAAAAAATGTATGCCGTCGAACCACAAACTCAAATATCTTGGAATTGGATTGCATCTGATGGAATACCTTTTTACATTGTAAGGGGTAGTGAACTCATAACTAATCAAATTACTTTTAAGTGTCCAATCAAACACAATTTAAGTGTAGGACAGTTTGTTTTGTTATCTATAAACTACAACAACAACTCAATATTTCAAGTGGATGGTTTGGGAGATGGTGGATCAGGATCCGAAGAATACATATTTAGTATCCAAAATGTGGGATATACTGGAACAACATTTGTGACTCTAAATCAAGGAACATTTAGAAGAGTTTTAGATAAAACAAATTTAAACGATACAATAAGTACTTACTATGTAAGAAGACATCGAATACTTACAGATTCAGATTGTGCGGTATTAGTTAATGCGGGATATGAAAAAAATGTTTATAATGACAAAACAAAGTGTGAAATCAAACCTCTAACACCTAATCAAGTTAAAAGAACTTCTGTAAAAGAAGGATCAAGATCTTATACATTGTCATTCAATTGTGATGTCAATTTAAGAAATTTATTAGATAATCAAAACAGACCAATCAGTAAATTATACTTTACAACAATTTGGAGAGGTTATTTTGGTTGGACACAAAAGTTGAAACAAGGTTGGGAATTTAACACATATTTAGATGTTGGAAAACCACAAGTATGGTGGGATCAAAACAATTTAGATTCTAATACAACAATAAATCAATCTCAATATACATCTTTAGTAAATCAAGGTCCTTTTTTTTATAATGATTTGTTAACTTCAGGTGATACTATAGATGGAGATTTTTGTGAATGGAATAATTTTGAACAAATAGAAAGAACACTTTCCGTTTATCAACACAAAATTACATATAACAACAATTGGTTTAGTTTGAATTTTCCAACTTTAAACCCAACAAATTTGTTTGGTTATTTTTACCAACCCCACAACCAAATAGGGATAAGAGAATTTTCTGAGTACATTGAAGAATCAACCGATCAGAATATTGTTGATCTTCCTGAGTATGCTTATTACTCAACATTGAATTCTTCTTTTAGATGGAGAGACCTTTATCCTTATGGGTTCATCAGTGGTGATGGTGTTGGTCTTGACTATCCGTTTTTGAATAATGCTCACTATCCTTTTGTTGACACAATTTTTAGAATCACACCTGAAAACTATAATACAGCAAGCGATTACGCAACACCAACAAATCCAAATGAATTAAGTCTTTATCAAGGTGGTAAAGTACCTGTTGATTTGACTGTTATTGCGGCACCTTCTAGTGATGGTTGTGATGTAGGTCAGATATTGTTTGACATAGGAACTAACCCAAATAATCAAAACCCAAATAATCAATAGATGGATTTTACACGAATTAAAATAGTTAAAGATGACATTGATAAGTTTGTTAATATACCAATTAACATGCAATGGGACTTTATGGGAAGAGACGATAGCATTCAAGTATATGAAGTTGAAGCCGTTAAAGAGGTTATTGGTTCACCTCAAGATTTCGAAATTATAAGATTTGCACATAATATATTTCCAAACATAAATACAGAAATAAATTATGTTTTTAATTTTTATGATTATTCACAACCAATCACCGCAAACACAGTTGGTAACTGGACTGTAAACTATCTCAACAACGGATTTTCAGTTACTGATGTTTATTATTTTTCTAAATCTTTCACTAATTCTTTTTTCAAATTAGATTTATACGATACTGATGATGATGCAACTCGCCAATTATTTGTTTCAATCATATTACCCGTACAACAAGGTTTAACACAAACAGCTAGTTTATCACCAACACTTCCACCAATAGAAATAAAAAAACCTAACATGGTTTTGGATTCCATAGGTAATGATAAAGAGGGTTACTATATCTATTGGTTGAGAAGTAGAGAAATTATAGACATTAATACTTTTTACATGTCCGCGCAATTTTTTGATGCAATAACAGGAGTCTTCAAACAGATGACAAATACAAGACAAGACCTTCTAACTCCTGATAAATTTAATTACGATCATTCACAATACAATTACTATAGAGTAGACTTAGATTATAATACAAAAACTTACGAAGTGTTTTCAACATCAACCAATCTTAGAGTTGGAGATTTGTTAACACCGATAACTTGGTATGAATATGTTAACCCATAATGGAATTACAAGAATATAAATTTGTTATATCACCTGAGAACATCAAAAGTGATTTAGTTTTTGTTCCATATACTGGCGAAACTGATGTTACTACAATTATTGATCCGTGTTGTTTGACTGCCACTACAATAAGTGCAACAACTACAGGTACAACAGGTGTTTATTTACCTATGTCTTATTTGTTAAGTGGAAACACAGGTGGTACATCATTTCTTACGGGATTATCAGTTAACATTATGATTACTGAATCTGCGGTTGATTTGGGATATTATACACCTTTTGACGGTTTAGTGGTTCAGTTAGATGTTTTGAACAATTTTATAGTTACCGCAGACACTATTAACCCATATACTTTTAAGTTTTATAATACATCAGATTTAGAGTTTATTAAGTTTTTACAATTAGTGACTTACACATTGGATTGGGGGGATGGAACACCAACACAAGTCTTATTAGGGATTACGCCTGTCACACACACCTACCCAACTGCGAATACTAATTATGTAATAACACTAACCGCAAACTCACCTTGGGGAATATCAACAGTACAAAAAACAATCACTACCCCATATAGTGCTGTTACCATAAACAATCCTCTAGGTAACTTAACATTTTATCCTGCTGGAGCTAGTTGGTCGGCAACACCGATAAGTTATGATTATATTTTTACAGGAGATTCTAATACTAATGTCACAGATTATTATTCTTATAATTACACCACAGTCCCTTTTCCTGTTACAGGAATAACAGAATCAACTGTCAATGATTTAACTCAATTTGGCCCAAAAACCAATTTGTACGATGGTAAGTTCAAATTGGGTATACAGGTAACAGGTCAAACAGGTGTTGTTGGAACTTTTTACGGTCCTGACATTACAAACACATATACCGCTTATACAATTAATGGGGTTATTTATCATGATTATGAAAATTACACAATATATTTTGTTGATTCATACGGTTTAGTACCAGGTGAAATAGAATTGACGGCCATAACCAAAAATGAGGCTCTCATAAATGTCGTCGATCAACTTGAAGTAGTTACCAATGTTTTTATTGAGAGAGGTAAAAATTCTCCTTTGGAAAATGTGATGAGGTTAGGTGAGGTTGATAATGTGGGAGATTTAGGAAAATACGGATACAAATATTTTATTATTGAAAAAGTGTCCACATAAATATTTATTTAAAAGATTATAAGATAATATGGCAACAGGAAATTACGGAACGATAAGACCGGCAGATGTTAGTCCCGAGGATGTACAGATAGTAATGGTATATACTGAGTCTAGAGACGATACTCAAAACTTTACCCTTACAACACTTGATGCTCAAGATGTTTTGAGACCTTACTTCAATAACCAAGATACTGGAGGAAGTTCAGTAGAAATTTTGGGTGGTCTTTATAATTTGAAACTTCCTGCAGATCAGTTCACTAAGTTAGGTATCTATACTTTAATGATAAGACCAGCAGAGATTAGAACTATAATTACTGACTGCGGTGTTTTATCTTCACTCCCAAATGTTAAGGGTATTGTTATAGACTTGAACAATGTACCCGCCGAATATCAAAATAAATTTGTTAATCAAGGGTTGGTAGGGTTTAGAGTGGAGTACTTGAATTCTGATGGGACAAAAATACCAAACTTTTTTAGAATCATAACTTCTTCATTTTATTGTGAACCTGTAGTACAAAATCTTACCAACACTATTCAGAAATCAATTAGATATAGGTATGTGCAAGGTGCAACGAACTTACTTTTTTGCACAGTTTCACCTTCATCTTCGCCTACAAACAAACCAAGTGCGACTCCATACATTGGACAACCAAACCAAAGTATTATCATAACAAACACATATTTTAATCCAATAACAACGGAAATAGAAATAGTCGATCAAGATATTTCAACACTTGCAATTGCACTTTATGGTAATCAAACTAAATCTATGGAAGATGGTATTTACACTATCTACGATGCTAATAACAACATTTACAAACAGTACAACTTGTACGAGATTAAAGATCAGTTCAATACTCTTCTTTATGAAGTTAGACAAGATCGTGGTGAAAATATCGACTTCTCAAAGGCATTTAATAACATAACGGCTTAATGGCGACAAATAAATTTACTTGCCCACCTCAAAGTAGTGCTGCTAACAGCTTCTCCAATAATTTAGTTGGTGTACAGTTAGTTACAGGTGGAGGTCTAACGCAAGCAAATTTTCAGTTCACAACTGGTATAAGTGAAAAACAAAATAGGACTTTTACTATAGGTAGTTTTTCCGACCCAATCAATCTTGAGAGTATTAATGTAGAAACAAACGCCGAGGCAGCTGACATACTGGCGAATAATTATAGAGTTTATCCAAATTACGATTTATCTCAGGTTACAAACTTTACACAATATGGTTCTTTGGTTAAGAGATTTTCAGTATCTATAACCAAAATTATAAATTATTTTCCTGGTGGTTTAGAGATTAATTCCAAAACACCAAAATTTATAACTCAACCAACCGCTATTAATATACAATACGATTCAGTAGAAAATGATACAACTTTTGAAATATATCTTGAATCCATACAAAAC